GGCAGGATCGAGGACGACGTCGCCGGTCTGGCCGTTGACCGAGCTGACCGCGACGGGAAACAGGATCTCGACCCAGTTGCCGAGCGTGGTCGCGGGCGAGGCCGAGAGGACGTAGGTCTTGCTCTCGTCGGTGCGGACCGCCCAGTCGCCGGGGTCGGCGGTGAGCGCGAGCATTGCGGCCTGGCTGGCGACGACGAAGACGTCGGTCAGCGCGAGCGCCGGCAGCTGGGCGGAGGGCACCTTGCCGCCGGCATCGAGGCTGGCGACGCCGTTGGCCGCGCCGCGCGTTGCCTTGAGCAGGAAATCGTTCAGCCGATCGCCGAGGGTGGCGGGGGTGACGGCGCGGGCCGGATCGGTGCCGGCGTCGACCTCGGCCTGGGTCGCGAGCTCGAGCACGCCGGCGACGGTGGCGCTGGCGGGCGGATAGGCGAAATTGGTGTCGCCGAAACTGACCAGCATCGCGTCGCCAGGGCCGAGCTGGATGTCGAGCGCGAGTACGAAGGCGGCCGCCGAGCCCTTGGCGAAGATGGTCGAGAGCTGGCCGTAGGTCGCGAAGAGGGTGCCGTCGTCGAGATAGAGGCCGAAGCCGCGCACCGTGTAGACGCCGCTGCCCGCCTCGGTGACGGTGAGGTGGATGGTGCGATCGTCGACAGCGAGCCCGGCGACGGTGTCGACGCGGAACATCTCGCCGGGAAGCGCGGTGAGATCGGCGCTGGGGACAAAACCGAGATTGGTCAGGCCGACCTCGGTGATGGTGATCGAATCGATCACGCCGTTCTGCGCGTCGACCAAAGCGGCCAGGCCGGCATCGGTGAGGGTGAGCGGGGCGTTCGGCATCTAGACGGCCTCCATGTCGAAACGGATCAGGCCGGCAGGGCGCGCGTGGCATTCGAGCTCAAGGCGGGTGTCGGCGGCGATGCGCTGGACGATTCGCATGTGGGACGAGGCGCGCTTCACCCGGGCGACCGCGCGCGCGACGCTGTCGACGATCACCGCGGTGGAGAGCGGGCCGGCTTCGGGATCCCAGGGAATGACGATGTCGAAGGTGTGGGGCGGCCCCGGCGGGTTCATCTGGAACCATTCTTCCAGAACAATGCGCTCGGGTTCATTGGCATCGAACACCGCGAGCACCGCGTCGATCGCCGCCGGGGTGGCCTTGTGGCGCTGGACCTCGATAGCGTCGGCGACGGCCTGGCGCTTCTGCGCCTCGGTCCAGTCGGGCTCCCAGGCGTCGGTCGACAACGCCCAGGCCAGCCAGGGCAGCAGCGCCGCCGGGCAGTCGGCGGGGCTCCAGAGGTCGAGGATCGGGCAGGGCACCGCGCCGACGCGGGCGGTCACCTGTTCGATCGCGCGCTCGAGCGGGGTCGAGGCCGGGGGGAGCAGGCTGGCGGCTTCAGTCATGGGGTCAGTCATCAGTGTAGCCCGCGACGGTAATGTCTGCGCCGGTGCAGAAGGCGGCCTGGAGCTGGGTGACGACGACGTCAGCCGCCGGCGCGGCGAGCGCGACGCGGTGGACGCCCTCGACCTGCAGCGCGGCGGTGAGGCCCGAGACGGTGATGTCGCGGCCAAGCTTTCGCGAACGGTTGAGATAGGCGGTCAGGCTCGCCTCGGCCGCGTCGACGACGACGCTGGTGTCGGGACCGTGGTAGAGGGTGAGCGCGGCGGCGACGGCGAAGGTGACGATCTCGGCTGACTGGACCGAGACCAGGTCGCTTTGCGGGCGAACGGGGCGGCTGTTGACCACCGCCTCGACGGCTTCGATCAGCTCGGGGCCGGCCTCGCCATCGCCATCGCGCGCGAGGATGGTGACGACGATCTCGCCGGGTTCGGGGCTGGTGCAGCTGGCGGCAAGCACGCCGGCGTCGGCGGAGAGCGCGTGGTAGACGTAAGCGTCGCCGGGGCCGGCGACCGAGAAGCTCTCGGGCGCGAGGATGACGCGCTGACGCAGGGCCTCGTCCGATTCCATCACGGCGGCCGCGCCGGTTTCCTCATTGGCGGGTGTGATGGTGAGGCGGGCGACGCCGACCAGGGCGGCGAGCTGGTCGAGATCCGCGCCGGCGGCATAGGCGAGCATCACGCCGCGCGCCGCGTCGTTGACGCGCTGGCGGATGAGCAATTCGCGATAGGCGCAGACCTCAAGCAGCTTCATCGCCGGGTCGCTTTCGACCAGCGCGTCGAAGAGATCGGGGCCGAGGCGCGCCTGCAGATCGGCCAGCATCACGGCGAGAATGGCCTCGAAGCTCAGCTGCTCGACGATCGCCGGCGCGGGCAGGCGCGAAAGATCGATCGCGGTGGAGCTGGTATCGGCCATGCCGGCCATGTCGCCGCCGGAGTTGGGCGGGCGCGAGCGGGGGGCGTTGTCGGATTGGCTTCCGACAAAGCAGCCGACAGCTGCGCTAACTCTCAGCGGAAAAATGGAGCCGGTCTCCCGGCTCCACCAGTATTGCCCGGGTGGGGGTGGGAGACTGACCCGTCCAATGCAAAAAGTTCAAGGGGGCGGGTTGTTCCGTGGGATGCGGCTTCCGACCCTCGATGGGGCGGCGGCCCCATACCCGCCTTCGCCGCCCCGCCTCGGTGTGGGCACCCCGAGGAACGAGCAGCATACTCGTTTGTCGGAGCCAGCCAACTCATCTCATCCAAATTGATGCACCGCTGGCGGAACGACCGGTGAGACCTGGCCGCTATCCTATTACGATCCTCGGATCGGATGCCCCTGCGACGGCAGTCCACCAATCGGCTAGGAGACGTGCGTGAGCATCTACAAGTTCTATCACTTGAATTCCGACGGCCGCGTCATCCGTGCAGAAATCGTAGAAGCGCAGCATGACCAGGCAGCCATAGATATGGCGAAAGAACGCAACGCCGATATCGAGGTGTCAGCTGGCGGCAAAATCATTGCTACCGCGAAGAGAGCGAAGAAATGAGAAGCCACCGGGCGTCACATTGAAGTTGGTGCTCAATCGACGTGTTGGACGTATGGATACTCTGAACTCACAACCTTGATCGCCGCTGCGATCGCTGTAGCGTCGGCTCCCGAAGCCATCCGGATCGACCAATTGCAGTGACTGCTGGTGTCTGATCGGTCAACGATGACCTCGACAATCCAGTCCCGCCATCGTGCAATGGACGTGTCGGTGACGCCAGCCAAATGTGTTATCAAAATGGACCGTAGTTCTTCGGGTGTGGGAATCGTCGTGGGCATGCCTTCAGGACTTATTGTTTTTGCGCTTGGCTTGGATTGATCTGCTATTATTAACAGAGTCATTCCGCCAGCGGAACCAGTCGTTCCATCGCATTTAACAGCGGCATATCCCAATAGCAGCTAATCGAGCCTGTTGCCGGCGCTGCCAACGTTAAACGATCCTGTGATCTAACGGAGAAAGACCATCGCGCCGATGAGCAGCACCCATAGCCCCAAGCTAAGAAAAAAAATGATGCGCAAGCGAAGGGTCAGGGGGGATTTTTCGATAATCGGTTCAGGAAGTTCCTGGAAGAGGGGAGCAACCTGGTTGTCGGTCGCACCCAAAGCCGTCAGTTGCTGCATTGTAAGAGGTCGGGCAAATTCAGCAGCTACAAACCGTCCGTCGGCCCTTGCGACCCTGGCCATCACCATTCCAACGCCTGGCAAACCCGCTGAGAATTCGGTGCCAGGAGCCAGAACGATCGAAGTTTCAAATAGCAGCCCGCTCCGAGAGATATTGACTACTACGGCGTCGACCGGATCCCCACGGTCTGCGCGCATAGTGGCTGAAGTTTGCGTGACGATTCTGGGAAAGGCCCTCCGATCAGATGAATGGAGGATCAGTGAAGTGGCGATACGCAAACTAGGTTCCATTCATTCGCTCAGGCCACTCGCACTCAAGCGGTATCGAAGAAAGGATCGACATCTCCCATTCTGCACCGATCCTCAAGCCACTGCAATCGAGCGATTCGTACCTTGACCCTATGCCACCTCAGGACGGCCGGCCAATCACTCGCCGCAGTCGCAATGTTGATCTGCGCGAGCACGTGATGGAGGGCCTGCCCGCCTTCGGAAAGCATCACCCTGTCCGCGATTTCCCTGATCTCGCCGTAAGTGTGGGGCAAATCCAAGCTCCATGATGATCTGTGCATGATATACGATCAACGGATCGGCCAGTTCCACCATAACTCTGATATAGCATTGTTTTAAAAAGAATTAACCATTTGGGCCCATGCTAATGTCGCCATTGGGGAAGCCCTAGATGTACCATGTATTTGATTCGCTCGTCAGCCAAGAGAATTGGACGGATGGGAAGCCTCGTGATCTCGGAAAGTTTTTCGAGGCGCTGGCTGTGGTGGCGAACCTGGGCGACTTCTCGCCAGATGCGATGGGCTGCTACATGATAGATAAACGTGGTACCGAGAACGGCTTGGGGGTTGCGACTATCGAATGGATCGATGCCAGAGTATCCGTCTAGCTTAGCCCTTCCGCGCGCTCGTTCAGCGCAATAGTCCACGGCTTTGGCCAATCCGCCGTTCATTCGAAGCACCAGTCGCGCGACTGCGCGCTTTTCCGACTCACTTGCCATGGTCTGCTCCTCATCGAGTTCCCCGACCTGAACTCAGATAACACACGGAGCAGTAACAAGTTTATTGATGTTCGCTCAATCTAAGTGGGCCAGCACCGCGTCCATGACCGCCGCGCGATCGTCGGCCGACCAGCCGAGCAGCTGGCGCATTGAATAGGTGACCTCGGGCGCGTTGCTTTCCCGGCTGACCCGGTCGCGCAGGCCGCGCTGATGGACCAGGGCGATGCGGGCGGTGGTGCCGGTGAAACCGACAGCGACGCCGTCGTCCTCGATGCGAGTGAGCAGATACTTCGCCTGGCGCAGTTTCCGGAACATCCGCAGATTGTCCGCGCGACGGCGTATCGTGCCCGCGCGGGCGCGCAGGCGGGGTTTGCGCGGGGCGTAGGGGGTGCCGTCGGGGTTCTGTTGGCGCGCGATGCGATCGGCCTGGCCGCGCCGCATCAGGATCGCAAGCTTGCGGGCGAGATCGCGGCGGCCGCGATCGTCGAGGCTTTCGATCAGACCGGCGATCCACGGTTCGATCGCGTCGAGATCGGCCATCAGCCGTCGCCGGCGGGGAGCGCGTCGATCGGATCGGGGAGGAGCCGCTCGCCGTCGCGCCAGATCTGGCGAAGGCGGATATCCGGCGTGACGCCGCCGAGCATCTCGTCGATCGGCGGCTCGGGCAGGTGGACGAGGTCGTGACCGCCGCCGGGGCGGGGCACGAGGCGGAGCGCCTCGCGCAGCTGGAGCTCGATCGAGATATCGTGCGCGCGGGTGTCGAGCAGCTCGGCCTCGAACACCAGGCGGGTGTCGTCCTGGTCCTGGTTGAGCACGAGATCGGGCTGATGGATGCGCAGCCAATCGCAGACGGTGAGGAACAGCGCATCGGGGTGGTGCGTGAAATCGAGCAGGATCAGGTTGAGCCGATAGCGGTATTCGAAACCGCGCGCGGTGGTGAGGCGCGAGACGATGCGGCCCTTGTCGATGAAGATCCTGAGCCGATCAGGATCAGTCGCGAAGTCGGGGAACACCTCGGTCAGCGCGGCGCGCAGGCTGTCGGGCTTGAGCATCGGTCAGGACCGGATCGCCGAGCGCAGGGCGGTCGCCTTGGGCGGGACGGTGGCACCGGGCAGGCGCGCGGAGAGCACGCTGGTCGATCCGCCGACATTGGTCGCGGTGATGCGCAGGCGGAGCGGGCCGGCGAGATCGGAAGCGGGGCCGCTGTGGGGCAGTTCGGTCGCGACGACGTCCTGGCCCGAAAGCAGCGCGACCTCGAAAGCCGACGGATAGGCATAGCCGTCGCCCGCCCATTCGCCCTGGTCGCCGTCGGCCGTGTAGCTGCCGTCGCCGTTGCTGTCGAAGCTGGCTTCGATCGAGAGGAGGGGAAGGACGTCGCAGATCGGCGCGCCGATCGCCAAATAATCAAGCACCGCCATCGTCGCGCGGAACTTGGGTGCGGTCGACGGATCGGCCGCCTGTTCGAGATATTCGAGCAGGCCCCAGGCGCGCGCCGGGTTGCCGGTGATCGGCGCGACATCCGAATAGTGCATCACGAGATCGGCGTGGGCGAGGACCATCCGCCAGAAGGCGAGATAGACCGGTTCGAGCGCGGCGGCGCGCTGGAAGGACTTCTGCAGCGCGAGATCGGCGTGCTCGAAATGCTGGCCGCCCTCGTAGATCACGAAGCCGAGGCCGGCGTCGAGCGCGACCGCCTTGTTGGCGAGGATCTCCGCCTCGGTCACGAGCAGCGAGGCCATCGCGCGCTGGATCAGGGTTGGCACATCGGTGGTGACGTTGGGCGTTGTTGCGATGTTCGGGCAGAAATAGGCACCGGAGGCGAGGACGTCGTGCTTCTCGCCAGCGCCGAAGTCGACGAGCACCTCGGCGACGGCGGGCCAGTTGGACTGGGCCGCGATGACGCGGACCAGGCGGGTGGGCTGGGTGGCGAAGATCTCGGCGGCGATGTCCATGATCTCGCCGGAGCGCAGTGCGTGGTATTCGAGGATCTTGCCGATCTCGATGGCGACGCCCCGGATGTTCGCGCCGGTCAGGCCGAGCTCGTTGGCGCGGGCGAGGGCGAAG